CGTCCAGATGATCGCTGCCGCGTGGCAGAGGGCTCAGGTGGACATCCCCGCCCCTTTGCCGCACGCCTCGAGCAGTTCGCCCGCGACGGATTTGTCGTCGATCCGGATGGAGACGCTTCCGGCGAGCCTCGCGAGCTGACCGAGGCGCGGCAGCTGCTCGGGATGCTGGAACGGTTCCCCGGCTACACCCTGTCGAGCCTGCTTGAGGAGTCCACACTGCTACTGCGGCTGATGAAGATCGAAGCGATGGGCCGGCGTCCGGATCCTGAGTAGCCAGGCGGGGGGCTCCCCCCGATGGCATCAGAGATCGAAATCGTTGTAAAAGTCAAGGACCAGGCAACCGCCGAGACTGCGGCGATCGGCGAGAAGATCCGTGCCGACCTGGCGGCTGCGGGTGGCAAAGCGGGCGGCGAGGGACTCAGGGTCCCGATAGAGCCGGACGCCACGGGATTCGAAGAGAAGGTCCACGCCGAGACCCGGCAGGTCAAGGGCGAACCAATCGAGGTTCCCCTCGAGCTAGACAGCGCGGGCCTTCTGGAGAAGGTCGAGGGTGAAACTCGCAGGCTCCGCCCCGAGCCGATCAAGGCTGTTGTCGAGGCCGATACCTCCAAGGTCGAACAAGACATCAACGACGACGCTGCGAGTATTAGGCCGGAACCAGTTGCGGTGCCAATTGAGGCGGACGCATCGAAGCTCGAGGCCGAGGCTGAAGCCAAGGCCAAGGCTGTAAAGACCAGCCCTGTAAAGGTTCCGCTCGAGGTTGATCCGGCCAAGTTCGAGGCTGAGCTCCTCGCTTCGTTCGCTGAGGGCGAGAAGCATGCCGACGCGGCCAGCAGCGCGATGCTGTCGTCGTTCAAGGCGATGGAGTCCGGGATCCGCGCTCTGCGTGCCGCGTCGGATGAGCTCAAGCCGGCGACCGAGGCGGCGGACGATTTCGAGACCGAGTTCCGCAAGGCCATGGATGAGGGCGCCCGGGTTTCCGAGGACGCTGATCGGGCGCTCCGGCAGAGCTTCACCTCGATGGAGTCCGGGTCCCGGGCCCTACGGGCTGCGGTAGTCGATCTTGAGCCGCCGATCGACAACGCCGGCAAGAAGGCTGCGGAATCCGGCAACGGCTTCAGTCTCGCCTCCCTGAAAATGGTCGGCCTCATCGCCGGTGCCGCATCGCTGGCACCAGCGCTTGCGGCTATTCCCGCAGTGACGGCCGCGGTTGTGGTGGGCGCCGGCACGATGGCTCTCGGTTTCGGCGGGGTCATCGGGGCGCTGAAGGACTACGGCCAGCAGGCCGCCGCCAGCGGCCAGTCCGGGGCGCAGTTGGCGGCCACGGAGTTCTCCAACGCTGTTGCGATCCGCAACGCCCAGCAGGCGATCGCCGACGCGAAGAAGCAGGCGGCCCGTAGTGCGCAGGATTCCGCGGAGCAGATCGCCAGCGCGGAGCAGGGTGTTGGTGACGCCGAGCGTCAGGCGGCCACTGCCGCACAGTCCAGCGCTGACCAGATCGCTTCTGCCCAGCGCGGTGTCCAGTCTTCTGCGTACAGCTTGGCGCAGGCGGAGCAGGCGCTGCAGGATGCCGAGAAGTCGGAGTTGGACGCGCAGAAGGCGCTGACTCAGGCCCGTGTGGATGCAGCGAACCAGCTGGCAGACCTGAACAACTCCGCCGCCGACTCTCACTTGGCGGTGCAGCGGGCCACGCTCGATGTCAGCAAGGCGCAGGACAACCTACGCACCACCCTGAGCAGTTCGCTGTCGACGGACGCGCAGAAGAAGGACGCACAGCTCGCCCTTCTGGAGGCGCAGCAGGGCCTGATCGACGCCAAACAGCGCGACGTCGAGGCGACCCAGCAGGCGAACGACGCCAACAAAGCCGGTGTCAACGGCCTGCAAAGTGTCGTTCAGGCGCAGGACACGGCAACCAAGGCCGCGCGCGGCGTGCAGGACGCCCAGCACAACGTGACCACGGCCATGCAGGGGCAGGCCGACGCGCAGCAGGCTTTGGTCCGCGCGGTGCAGGCGGCTGCGAATCAGCAGGTCTCCTCGGCCGAGTCGGTGGCGAAGGCTCAGCAGGGTCTGGCGGACGCGCAGAGGACAGCGGACCGGCAGCGGGTTGACTCAGCCGAGTCGGTGGCGAAGGCCGAGCAGAACTTGGCCGACACGTACAAGCAGCAGCAGCTTGCGGCTGCGGCTGCCGCGGCGTCTGGGAGTTCATCAGCGAACGCGTTCGCGCAGGATATGGCGAAGTTGACGCCTGCCGGGCGGGCGTTCGTCAACCAGATCTTGTCGATGAAGGGCAGCTTTGACCAGCTGAAGAGCACGGCGCAGACGTCGATGCTGCCCGGGTTCATGCCGCTGCTGTCCGGGATCAGTTCGGCGATGCCCGGGATCAACAACGCGATCGGCGAGATGGGCAAGCTGATCGGGGGGCTGGCGACACAGTTCGGGCACCTGCTTCAGGACCCGTCGTTCCGCACCCAGCTCGGCAAGATTTTCGGTGACGGGCTGAAGGCCGCGCAGACGTTCTCCGACGGCGTCGTTCCCCTAGTCAAAGGCGTGACCGATGCGGTGTCGAACGCGGGGCCGATCATCCAAGGTCTCGCCGACGGCTTCAGCTCGATCATGACCTCGGGTATCCCGGCGTTCTTCCAGGGCCTGGTATCCAACGGTCAGGGCGCGGGGCAGTTGTTCAGCTCGCTCGGTGGCGTCGTGTCGGAGCTTGCCGGCCCGATCGGCACGATCGCCGGTTCGCTGGCCTCGGCACTGGCCCCGGCAGTAGCGACGCTGGCGACGCCGCAGGTGTCGCAGGCGCTGCAGTCGATCGGAACGTCCCTCGCGCAGATCATCACGGTCCTATCGCCGGTAGTCACGATGTTCGCTCAGGGCCTTGCGGGTGCCCTGAAATTGGCGGCGCCGCTGTTGCAGGCGACGGCGAAGTTCATGCAGGACAACCACACCTGGATAGTGCCCCTGGCGGGGGGAATCGCTGCTGCTGCTGTTGCTTGGTGGGGTCTCAACGCTGCCATGGCGGCGAACCCGCTTGTGCTGGTCACAGGCCTGATAGCCGGGCTTGTCATGGGCCTGATTTACGCCTGGGAGCACTTCAAGGGCTTCCGCGATTTCATGAAGCAGATGTGGCGCGACATCCAAGTCGGATTCGACGAATTTCTCGCGTTCATCAAGCAGTGGTGGCCCGAACTGCTCGCGCCATTCACCCTCGGCGCATCGGAGATCGTCGGTCACTGGAACTCCATCGTCGCATTTGTGAAGCAACTACCGGGGCGCCTGGCATCCGCCGGCGAGCACGCCTGGGACTGGGTCCGCGACAAGTGGAACGACGCCTACGGGTGGGTGACCAAGCAGATCGACGGCGCCGTCAAGACGGTCTCGGGACTCCCAGGGCGGCTGGCGTCGGCCGGCGCCGGTATGTGGGACTGGGTCAAGAAGGAATTCCTGGGCGCCCTCAACGGCATCGCAGGCGCCTGGAACTCGCTCCGCTTCAGCACGCCGTCCTTCCACATCCCTATCCCTTTCACTGACGGCATCAACGTCGACTCGGTCACCGTCGGCGTCCCGCCGATCGGGCCGTTCAAGGCTGCGGGCGGCGCGATTCGCGGCGGCCTGTCCGCGATCATCGGCGACGGCGGGTGGGAGCCGCTACGGCTTCCTGACGGCACCACCGTCATCCCGCATGCCAATGCCATGTCCGCTGCCGCATCCGGCGCTATCGGCGGGCACGGCGGCACCAACTCGTTCCAGGTCGAATGGGTTGGCGGCAACGCGGGCGACGAGTTCCTGACCTGGCTTCGCAAGAACATCCGCATACGCCACGGGTCCGATTCAAACTCCGTCCAAAAGTTCCTCGGGCAAAGCTTCTAAGGATATCAATGCACAGATATATGTGCTGGAACGGCCCGATGCCAACATCCGGCTCGCAGCAGCAGGTCGCCACCGGCACCGCCATCAAGACCATGCTTCAGATAGCTACGCCAAGTACGCGCCAGATTCAGGTCATCTCCTGGGGGTTCAGTCTGTCCAACGTGCCCAACGGCGTCATCGAGTTGCTATCAGGCGACGTGGCCGACACGGTCACGCAGCATTTCGCCTCCGGCGTGCAGCCACTCGACCCCAACGCGCCGCCGTCCCTGCTGTCGCTAGGCATCGGTTCGACGGGCTACACCGCGAGCGCGCAGGGTGCCATGACCGCTGTCCGAGTGCACGACTCACAGATCATCACCGCCACGACCGGCCAGAACGAATTGAACTACTCCTACCAGTTCATGCCGGACGAGCGGCCCATCATCGGGATCAGCCACTTCCTGAAGGTCCGGGTCAACTTCGGCACATCGGTAAGCATGCAGTGCTGGGCGTGCTGGGACGAGTAGCAGTCCTTCTGGAGTAGTGACCGTATCGGGAGTTTGTCGTGAATGCGACCGCGCCGCTAGTCGCCAACTGGAACAAGCGCCAGTGGAAGCCTGGGCTCGGAATCAACGCCCCTGGCCCCATGAATCCGGCAGGGCAGCCCTTCGATACAGGGCCGGCGGGGGCGATCGGTCTTACAGTCGAGGTCTGCTTTGACCTGTTCTCTGACATCTGGACAGACATCTCGCAGTACGTGTACTACCGCGACCGCATCAAAATCACCCGTGGTCGGTCCGACGAGACCACCCAGCCCCAGCCGCAAACCGCAAGCCTTACTCTGAACAACCGAGA